GGCACGCCCGCCTCACGCAGCATGTGCACATCGAACTTCATGTTGTGATTGACCAAGAGCTTGATGCGCTTGGCTTCGTCACGCAGATGCTCGACGTAACGGGGCCGCTGGCGGATGTCCACGTACCCTTTGTACATGGTGTCCCCATCGTAAGCGGCGACCGCAATGCCGAACGCTTTGTGCCCCCGGTACCAGTGAAGGCCGGTAGTCTCGACGTCGATCGACACGATGGGAAAATCGCCCAAGTCAGCCGGTATCTCGCCGGACACGACCGACTTGGGTTTCAAATCAAGGGATTCGATCCGCACAGGTATAGCTCCTTCGCAGCCCGGGTTATGGCGACATACTGGACACGCAATTCGGCATCGCGGTTAAGCTCGATGCCAAGCAGGGTGCGCGCAGACAGGGTAAGGTCGACGACCACGCGATCGGCTTCCATTCCCTTCGCTTGGTGGATCGTTCCGATCGTGATCTTGACGTCTGCTGTCGGGTCCCACTGGCGATAAAATTCGATCCATGCCGGGTGAATCTTGGCCGGGTCGCCATTGCGCAGAGCGATCGCCGTGCGGGAAGTCCACGGGCTACCGCCGCCGATCACCTCGTACGGGATCATTTCGTGGTGCAACGCCTGCCGCAGTTCCTTCATCTGGAACCGATCGCGCACCAGAATCATGCCGCCGCCCGCTTCATCGAACTGCTGCAGGGGGAACCCGTTCAGGTCCCCGTACCGGCGCACCCTGCCTTGCCGCTCCGCGTACTTGAATTCCTTCGGCACGCGCATACTGATGTTGTTCAATACTTTGTCGTGCGCCAGTTCGTGGACCGCCAGCGGCACCCGGTACGACTGATTGAGCACCTGCTGCTCCAACCCGTGGTGGTTGGCGAAATCGACCATGCCGTGCGGGTTCGCGCCATTCCATTCGTATATGGCTTGGTCATCGTCCCCTGCGATGATAATGTTATCTGCGTTACGGGCCAGCTTTTGGATGCACGCCCACTGGAGATTCGTGCAATCCTGTGCTTCGTCTATGATGACCGTGCCCCATGCCGGATCCGGTGTGCGCAGGAATCCGTGCAGCATGTCATCGAAATCGAGATATCCGTACGTCTCCTTCCACTGAGCGTATTCTTTGCAGAATCGCTCGAAGTCATGCCGGGGACCGGGCGCACCCTGACGTTCGAATGCTTCCATCAGCGGCATCCCGGTATTGTTGGTCATCGAGTACGCGGACAGGAACAGGTCGCCCATCTGCAATTCCTCGTCACCCTTGATGTCGCCCTTGAACTGCCATCCGGTCTTAGCGCCGAAATCAGCGCGCTTCTTGTCGTCGACCACGGACTCGCGGTTAACGCCCAGCACGCCGTACGCCAAAGCGTGAATGGTGGACGCGCGCACCCTGTGACCGTCGCCCAGCCGCGAAACCGCTTCCTTCGCGGCCGACTTGGTGAACGATAGGAATACGGCGGAGCGATCGCCGAAGTCGATCTCGTCTTTGATCAACTTCACCAATCTGTGGGTCTTGCCGGTGCCCGGGGGGCCGAAAATAGCTATCTTATTCATCTATGTGTTCCTCGCGAAGCCCGCCGCCATGACAGCGGCGGGCTGGTTTACAGCATGGGTGTTACATGTCGGTGTTGGTGCCCCCCGTGTCGTCGCCCTCGTAGCCGCTGGTGTCCATCTTGATGACACGCCCGCCCGCGCTCACGGCCTTGTACAAATCCTCGGCCTGCAGGTAGACCTTCTTGGACGGGAACCCGGTGTGCGAGATCACGAAGTTCCAGAAGGAACCCTTGTCGTTCTTCTCCGAACCGGTACTGATGCGGTACACCCGGCTGAACCGATCGCCGCCGGCCAGTCTGATGATGGAGTTCCACTGGCGGGAAACCTTAGCCTTGGTGCGCGGCATGGGAATGATGATCTCCTCGCACTTGCCGGTCTCGCGGTTGATGAGCAGGCAGATATGCGTCGGCGTGTCCATGACGGCCAGCCCCTGCTTGTTCTCTTCCGCCGCGATGCGTTCGTTCGCCTGCTCCGGATCCGGGAACGATCCCAGAAAACCGCCGCCCTGCTTGCGATCGCGCCACACGAGGAACATCTTGCTGTAGTGCGCCGGGACCACGAACACTTCCTTGCCGTAGTTCTGGTTCGTGACGCTGTTGACCAGATCACCCGGTTCGGCACCCGGGATGTAGCCGGGGTCGCCCTTGGTGACGGCGGGCGACAGCGCCTGCAGGACTTCGAGTCTGGGAATGATCAGGTCGTCGGTCCCGACGTTCTCGCTGCCGCGCTGCGAGTTCATGTCGATGTAATCCGGAACCTGATCCTGCACGAGCACCATCGCCTCGTCGGGCCTGTTCGCCAGTGCGGTGGTCTTGGGCGGAACGCTCTTTGCTGCGGTTTTCTTCGCTGAACTTGCCATGTTTCTATCTCCTGAGATTTACAGTTCTACGCCTCGGGTTGGGTCAGATCACGACTTTGTGATCGAGGCCCGGGTGAACGGCGTAATTTTCACCACTTGTTCGTCCGGCACCGGCTGCTGCTTCTTCATTCGGTCCTTGAGAAAAGCTTTCAGGGTCGACGCATTGATCGTTTCTTGCATCAGATCCTTCTTCTTCATCTTGGCCAGCCACGCCTTGAGTCCCAGCTTGTCCGTCACTTTGACATACATGTCGCCGGTCAGGGACAGACGGCCGATTCCTTCCAGCTTCACGCTCTCGACTCCGTCGTCTTCCATCTTGGACGGCAGCAGTTCCAGACGGACGACGTCGTAGTAGGCGTTCACCTTGCTGAGCTTGGCTTCCACCTCGTCCTTGATCTTCGCGATCTTGGTCATTTCTTCTGCCAGTTCACGTACCGAGAGACCCTTGTACTTGTCACGGGCCTCCTGCTTGTGCGTGTCGTAATTGGGAGCTGATTCTATATCGTCTTTATTCACGCCGTCTTCTCCATACGAAGCTCCAACGGGAGCGGGAAATACGCGCGGTCGCGGTTCGACCAACGCAACATCTTGACGCTGAACCGTCCCATCTGGCCCAGCATCATGAACACGACAGCCGAAACGTACGGGGATCCGGCAATCAGGAAAAAGTCCTCCGGGTCGGTGGCGCGCAGCTTGGTGCGCAGGCTGGCCATCAACCTTTCGTTATGGATGGAGTTCTTCATGTTGTTCAGGTCGTCGCGCGTCAAAAATTGCACATCGCCGAAACGCTCGGCGTCGGAAAAGTCGTGCGACGTCTCTTGTATTACCCATACCGTGCTCATCTGTCGTCTCCTTATCTTGCTTTCACTAGGGGATTCTTGCCCGCCGCGATTTGCTGGCGGATATAGTCCGCTAGGTCCATCTTCGCGTCAATTGCCTGTAGCACCAGTTCATCCACCGAATCTTCACAGATCAGATCAACGTAGGTTACCGATTTGGTCTGCCCGATCCTGTGCGCTCGGTCTTCGGACTGTCGGCGGTGCACCATGCTGAACGAGTTCGAATAGTAGCACACCAGTGTGGCCGCTGTCAACGTGATTCCGGTGCCGCCGGTTGTCTGGTTGGCAACGATGCCGCGCACCCTGCCGGCCTGATACTCGTTGCGCAGTGCCGCCCGGTCGTCGTCGTGCACCCCTCCGTGGTACTGGCCAATAGGTCCCAGCCCCGCTGCCTCCAGCGCGGCGGCGATCGCCTCGATTTCCGGTCGGTATACCGCCCACACGATGTATTGCCTGCCCTCGCCCGCTTCCTTGATCGTGTCGATCAGCTCGATTATCTTCGGGTTTTTCTGCGGCGATATGACCGGTATCGTGTCACCCACTTTTACGATGTGCTCGCCTTTTTTCTGCGTCCATTTGACTTCTTCGCGCTTGAACACGGTAAATCCACCGGACACCTGATGCTTGCGCAACGCCTCTTCTAACGAATTCGACAGGGCGAACGTCTCGCCTTTGACGGTGAATGCTTTGGTCTTGTCGATCTCCTTGTAGTAGGCGATTTGTTCTGCCGTCATCTTGACGTATCGACGCTTGTACACCTTGGGCGGCAGGTTGAGACCAGCTTCCTCCTTGGAAACCTGATACACGTACGGCCGGATCAGATCCATCAACTCCGGCATGTTCTGGTACCCGACTACTTCCATGGGCTGGCGGGTGCGCGGATCCCGGAATCCACCCATGATGGCGTACCGGTTCCGGAACGAATAAAAATCGCCGCACCCGATGATGTCCGGGTTCAGGAATTCGAATTGCGAGAACAGATCCATGACCGCGTTAGCGATCGCGGTGCCGGTCAAAGTTATTCTGACGCTCGCCATGCGGGCCAGCTCGATTATGCGCTCTGTGCGGATGGACTTGTGGTTGGCGATGAAATGCGACTCGTCCATGACGATCAGCACTTTTTGGTGGCAGGACATGAACCGGGCAGCTACCGCGTGCGCCTGCCCGAAGCTCATACTTTCCGTGCCCATGACTGCCACCTTGAAATCATGCTCTTTCCACATCCACTCGTCGAACGCCTTGCTTTTGCCCGCGTCTAGCAGCTTGACGCTGACCGGTATGGGCGCATGTTTCGTTATCTCCTCCTCCCAAGACCGGCGCACCGAATGCTTGACTATGACCAGAACAGCGCCGATCCTGCCTTCCATTCTCATAGCGCACATGCCGTCGATGGTCATCTTGGTCTTGCCGGTGCCCATCTCCCCGTGTACGGCCCATTCATCCTTGCCGTACAACCGGTTAAGACCGGCAATCTGGTGTGCGCCCGGTTTAGTCTTGAACGCGTACCACGCCGGGAACCCGACTTCATCGGCCTTTTCAGCCTTGGCCTTGTATTCCTTCAGGACGGCAAGCACTGCCGGTGTGCACTCAGCGCCGGGTAGCTTGGTAAGCTTGGCTACTTCTTCGACCACCATGCGCACCTTGGGCGCAGTCCACGCTCGAAGCGTCTTGTTCCAGCGCTTGGACACGAGATCCGATAGGGCGTCATTCGCCCACACTTGGCAACGGATGACGAAACGAGCCTTGCTGGCATCATAATCAATGTTCATAGGTCGCTCTTAAATTCCATTGGTTCGACTGAATGGGACAGAATCGATCGCACCGGCACATGCCACACGTTTATCGTCGATTCCCCAACCCGCAGCTTGCAGCTAATCACCCCCATGCCCTTCAATGCGAACCAAAGATTCACGCCCTTCAATTCCTCGCTCTTGGTTCTCTTCAGATAGTTGATGTAATCCTGCGCCCTGAATACCACGCATCTCTCGCCTTGGACTTTGGCGACCACCGGCATGCCGCGCATGAGCGATTTTCTGTCCTCCATGTTGTCGCCCTTGGATGACAGGTCGGTCTTGGATGCGAATTCGCGCAGGCGATCGCGCACCACGCCGGTTACGCTGGCCTCGTCCGGCGTTTCAACTATCCGAGCTTCCGCCATGAGTGGCTGCAGCAGACGTTCCCATTCATTGGGCTTGATTACCGGGACGATCTTGGTCAGACGCTCGGCAATCAGCTCCCGCATGAACCGCCACTCCAGCAACTGCTGCGTCGAAATGTTGGTAACAGGCTGGCCGTCGATATCGATCTGCCAGCGGATCGGTTCGGTCAGGTATTTTACCAGATTATTGAACAGGGGCAAAGACTCGGTAGCCTGCAGCCGGTCTGCCTCGTCCGGCGTTATGCCGAATTCACGCTTCAGACACGTGGCCCGGTCGCACAGGCTGCGGATCGGTTCTTCGTTACAACGATAGCTGTACCCCGGTCGTGCCGCCGATCCGATTGTGCGCTGCATTTCAGCCCGGCCAAGCGGCTTGGTAAACATGGCGGAGTTCGCTTCCTTCGCCCTGCCCTCGTACCCGTCCGGGTCCATCTTTTTGAGATAGATGACCGTGTTATACAGCGCTTCGTTCCGCTGGCCTTGGCCCACGCCTTCCGTGAACATGCGCTGGACGCACGGCGGCGCATTCGGATGGTCGGCTACAGCATGCGTCTTCAGATCCGATTCGTCTACGCGCAGCTTCTCCGCCAGCGTCAGGAATTCCAGAAGCTTTAGCTTCTTGCCCTCGCGCACAGCGTACCGGTTCGTGTCGTCTCCGCCAAAATAGGGCAGGTTGATCCAGTTGCCCAACGATTTCTTGCCCTCGCCGCCCTCGCCGCTGCCCAGCCGCGCCTGCTTGGGGAATATCTCGTGCCCTTTGTACCCGACCACCTCGGACCACCGGCCCAGCAGCGACCGAATCTTGCTGGCGGCGATCGGCTTCTCCATGAACATGTAGCAGTGAATGCCACCGGACTTGGACCGGCAAGCAATAAGCGGCAGCTTGTGCTGGCGGATCAATTCATCGACCGGATGGATTGGTATATCCTCGTCCGAATCGTGCGCATCGATGTCGATCGCCGCCCACATGCAAGTGTCGTCATCCAGTATCGGCACCCCGCCACAGCCAACGGATCCGGATAGGTGCGGCCCGAATTCTTTTGCAGACAGGCCGGTGTACTCGGTGTGCATGCGCCCGCGTCCCGGGTCGAATCTGCCGGATGATCGGTCGTTGGACACGAACAGTGCGGCCATTCGTTCCTCGGTCGACGACACCGGTGTTTTCTTGGTGGCGGGCATCAGATCCCCTCGGTTTCTATTATCTCAGCCGCCAGATCGAAAGCGATGGCGTTGGCCAGCGCGCTGCGATCGCCCTTTTCGCGTGCGTCTATCTGCTTGCACGCACCAAGCCCGTACAGGTTGACCATCGTACCGAATGCCACTACCTGTACTCTCAGCCCGATATCGGGCTTGAGCATCAATTCGGCGTAATCGCGCAAAACAGCCGCTAGGTACGCGTTCGCTATCATTTCGTCCCCTTCGGTCTGGTTCGGTTACCGCTGAACCCGGACTCGCGCATCTTCTTTCCGCAGATGTCGCACCGATGAATTACTTGGCCGGTCTTTGCGGACCTTTTCCCGTGGGTTGCCCTGTTGCGCTGGCACGACTGACACATCGGGCCGAATGGCCCGTATACGAAATTCGTCACTTATCATTCCCTGCTGGTGGTTGACCGGCACGCCGCCGAAAACGTCGCGCTTGGCTGCGGCGACCTTGGACTCCATCACCTTTATTTCAGCGGCTATGTCTCGCCGCTGCAAGAAATAAAGCTCCTCAAGCCGGGCCTGCAGCCCGCGTAAGGTGAACATCGCCATGAGTCTGAACATCGTCTCTCTCCTATTTATTAGGCCACTGCCAGATAAGGCCAGCGACGATAACGGCCAAAAATCCGCACATAACGAGATCACCGGTCAGCATCGATCTCGTCCTTCCCATTCGCGAGAAATAACGCTTTTCATTGCCCCGCCAGCAAAGTCGCATTCCACACACCCGGTGCGCAGGCCGCAACGTTAGCGACCGTCTGCGCGGGCGGGCTGAAGTCGGCGTTATAGACCGCCCAAACCAACGCGACCTTGATCGCAATGAACGGGAGCCAGCCGTGCTTGAGCAGCGCGGCGACGATCGGGTTGGCCTCCATCAAGCCGACCTTGGAAACGCCGACGTAGGTCGTCGCAACGTCCAACGCTTGACAGGCGACGAAGGTTTCTTTGCTGGATGCGACCGTCTGGATGGTCGCGCAGCCGGACAGGCTTAGCATCAGCGCGAGTGCCGCAAATGCTTGCTTCATACCAAGCTCCAGACCAGCAACCCAACAAACCCCAGCATGCAGACGCCGAGCAGGATTTCGGCGATCCGTTCATGCTCCAGATAGTCGGCTGTGACGAACACGCACCAAGCGACCAGCGCACCGGTAGACGCGACCAGCCACGCGAACGACTTGATGTACCACGACAAACGCTTCATTTCGCTCTCCTCATGCGGTTGCCCAAATTCATCCTCTGCTGGCCCGGGTTCAGGTGCCCGTACTTGGATTTCAACTCATCGATGCGCGCTCCCAGCCACTTGGCCGCGATCTTGTACGCGTCGTCGAGCGTCTTGCCGCGCAATGCTTCAGCCACTTGGTCGCCAATGTCGCGCAGACCGGATTCCTTCATTCGCTGCTCGGTCTCGAGCTTCTGCTTGGTCGGTTGCGGCATGTACGCTTTGCCCCGGACCGGCGCGACTTCCACCAGATCGGCGTGGACGGCAAAATATGTGGACTTCAGGTCCAGTGGCGCACCCGGGCGAACCGCAACATCGGTAATGTGGACGTACGACGTTTCGTCCCACGATGCCGGTGCTTTCGCGATCCAATACCGCTGGTCACGATACCACACGGATTGGCCAGCCACCAGCGCACCAGACTCGTGCTTCCGTGGGCGTGCCTTTTCGGGTATGGTAAGTGCGACATGGGGTTGTGCACGCAGACCTTTTTCGCCAACCAGTGCGATCGCGGCCCAAGCCTCGGGCGTGACCTCTGCAGCTTCCTCGACCACGACCAGATCGTGCGTCTGGCCGGAGATTTTCTCGACCTTGGCGCGCTTGGCCTCGGGCGTAGCCGCTTCCGCTTCCGCCATCGCGGCAAGCGCGCGTGCCCGTGCTGCGACCTTGGCGCGCTTGGTCTTCGGCTTGACTACGATTTCCTGTACCGGCACTTTGACTTCCGCTTCGCGATCGACAACGACCGGCCCGCCGTCTAATTCCGCCATCGCGGCAAGCGCGCGTGCCCGTGCTGCGTCTCTATCTCGTCTATTCATCTCGACCTCGCATATGAGCAGACCGGCAGTGTATCACGCCGGTCTGCTGTTGTCAACGACTCTTGATGATCCGATGCTTCTTCGGTCGTCTGGCCTTCGGTCTCGGCGCGTATTCGGGAAGCTCGCGCGTGAAATCGGTCGACTGCATGTAGCTCAGGCCAGCTTGGGTGATGAAATAGGTGTCGGTGTCGCTGCGCCCGACCAGACCTTCACGGCGGATTTGCCACACCATCGCGTCTACTGCGTGCTGGCTGAAAGCGTGACCGACGCAATCCGTCCGGATGTTGGCGATCGTCGCCGTTGGGGAAGTGGCGATCGATTCCAGCACCATGGCCCGGTGCTCGGTAGCTGCCCGGTACCGGGCCTTCACAGTGCCCGCCCTTCAGCGATAAGCGCTTCCATCGAAGGCCGCGACACGCTGATCGAATTGGTCACGGTACCGTGCGTCGACACGCGCAGTGCGCCATTCTTGCCGACATGCCAGTGGGACGGCGTGTTGCATTTCACCAGACTGCCATCGCCAGCGTGCCGACGCGCCAGAGACGTCCGGGTGAAGCATTTCCAGCGCGATGTCGTTTCCACTGGCTTTTCGCCGCGCGCCAGCAATGCTTTGACGATCGCGTCGCTCCTGTTCAACAATTTCGCCATCTTAGCTATCTCCTATGTGGGTGAATGGCTGGCTCTCCCCCAGCCCGGGCGCATGGGGCTAAATGCCCGCTGGCTGCGCCGTGTACCGACTGCCAGTGTACCACGCCCCCCGGGGGCTGTCAACGGCCTTTATGCAAGACCTGTACGGCCACCCGGACGACCAGCTGGATTTCGTGGAGCGGAATGTCGGTCGGCAGGACCAACTCCGCGCCCGCGCCCAGCCGGACCACGATGTCGTAATGGCCCGGGCGGCGTGCCGTGATTGCCACAAGTGCGCCGCATTTAGGCAGGTCGTCCAGCATGTTGCACACATATCCGCGCACATATTGCGCGATCTCGTACTTGCATTCCTTGCTGTTCTCGTCTGCCATTTCGTCTCTCCTCTGTAGGGCAGGTCGCCCGTGCCGCACCCGGTCGCCCAGATGCGGCCCGTGGGATCCGCTCAGTGGTGCCTGCTGTCCCAGTAGATTTCCGGCGTCCAGTAATGAGTCAGCTCCTCGACCGTGGACTCCACCACTGGCCAGAATCCGATCGCGGATCCGTCACCTTCGTGCGCACCAAAGTACACGCCGAATCGCGTGAAGTGACGATCGATCACCATTTCGAAGTCGAAGATCAGATCGGCAGCTTCGTCGAGCCAGATCGGATCGCTCGTGGTCTCTGCGCCTACGGCTTGCACGAGCAGATTTTCGGCCCGGTGGAACAGCTGCCGCACCACCAACCGCTCACCGACCGGCACGAACATCTGCCATGCGATTTCGTTCCTCGCGATCCAGTGGTCCAGCGTGCGCACGCTGGCACGCAGCAGGTCGTCGTACCGGAGTGTGCCGTGGCTGATTTCGTCGCCCGGGGCGGGCATCGCGACAAAGCAGAACGGCCCGACGCATTCGGGCTGCTGGGACTGATTCGATTCGAACATTTCGTCTCTCCTATGTGTGGGCGGGTACCGCAGGGCCGATCGTACCATGCCAACCGGCCCGCGTCAAGTTACTTGCCGAAGCGACGCTCGAAATCCCGGACGAGCACGCGGATCGCCCGGTGCTTGGGCTTGGTTTTGCCGTCCGGCTTGCGGGTTTCCGCGTGCCATGCCTGTGCCGCGATGAAATTAGCCAGCCGCTTGATGCGCTGCTTGTTCTTGCCGAGCAGACGACCGACCGTCGGCTGCGCCAGACGGCCCTGCAGACGCGTGATGCCGCTGGTGAGATTGTGGCCCCACTGCTTATCGCTGAATTTCATTTCGTCTCTCCTCTATGTGTGGGCAGGTCGCCCGTGCTGCGCACCCGATCGTCCGGATGCGCAGCCCGTGGGATCCGCGATTACTTGGCGGCGAGCACGGCCCGGACGCGGTTACCGAGATTCATCCGCTGCATGCCCACGTTCAGGTGCTTGTACTTGGCACGCAGGGCCTTCTCGTCTTCGCCCAGCGCTTTGGCGCTGAATTTGTAGACGGAGTCGAGATCCTGCCCGCGCAGCTTCTCGGCGATCGTGTCGCCGCAGTCGACCGACACGTGCCCGCCGATCGTGCGCTTCTCGGCGTCACGGTGGTAGCCAACGGCATACCGACGCAGGACACCCGGGCCTTTGACGGGCTGCTCGTCGTCGCCGCCGACGGGCTTCGTCGCCTTCTTCGCGGCTTTGGCGGGCTTGGTCGCCTTCTTCGCGGCCTTCTTCGCGGCCTTCTTGGCTGCGGGCTTGCTGGCCTTCTTGGCTGCGGGCTTGGCGGGCTTGGCGGGCTTCACGGTCTCGGTGGTCTCGGTCACGGCGGATGCTCCTTCGATGGTGGCTTGGGTGGTGGTCATGGCGGATTCCTCTTTCGTCTGATTGGTGGGTGCTTCGATGGGTGCTGCAACCGAATTGGAACACACGGCGGGCTGGCTGTCAAGTACCTGCCGATCGAACAATTCGTCGGCGCTGCAACCGGACCACTGAATCTGCCCGATTCCGTCCACGCTCACGGCCGTCTGGCCATGGGCATCGGCATCTGCGCCCACTCGGTCGATGGCGTACTTGCGCGCCCCAGCCAGTGACTTGAACGTCTTACGCTGCGAATATCCGTCGACTGCGCGATACCGGATCTGGATTTCCATGTCTGTCCTCTCTCGTCTGTGCGGGCAGGTCGCCCGTCAGGCACCCGGGTTAGCGGATGCCTGCCGTGGGATCCGCGTTAGTGCTTGGGGGTCGCCGCCCGGATAGCTGCGCTGATCGGGTTGACGGCATCGTAAAGCTCCTTCGCCGTCGGCCGCACATTGACGCCCCACTCGACGCCTTCGCCGTCTGCGAATGTCGCAGGGCCGTCGCAATCCTGCTCATCGAGCAGATCGATGAATGACTCGCCGCAGACGCCCGTCTCATCAGCCAGCCAGTCGATCGCCGCTTCGACCGTGTCTGCCACGAATGCCACATCGCCGTCTCGGGTGATGATCACTGCTGCCATGTCGTATCTCCTATCTGGGACCCCCGGTGCCGCCGGGCCGGTAATGCAGTACTACAGGACGAATTATACCAGACCCCCGGCTGGCTGTCAAGTACCCCCCGGTATCGAGCCGACGAACGGTAGTCGTCTCGCCCCCTGAGCGCGCGCCGACGCGCACCCCCTGCGCACTCGCGAGCGTGACGCGCTTACCCGGCGCGCGTTCCGTGGGCGTTCCGTCCCGACCCCCGGACGACAGAACAGGACGCACCCGAGCGGGCCGGTAAGCATGCGTCTGTTCCGCGCGAGCACGGCACGGCGGATACGGGCGCAGAACAGGGCGCATAGGGCCAGAGGCCCCGACGGACGGGGCGCGTAGGCACATGGACCCCCGGTCTGTTCCGTCGTTCCGCGCGCTCGCGTACGCCTATGCGTCCGGAGCCGAGCGCCTCGCGTACGCGCATCGACGCGCATGAAACGGCCAGAACGGGCCGGTAAGCCACAGGAGACAGGTGCGCAGATGGGCGCGCGCCCGGTAGGGGCGATGGGGCTGGACACGGACGGCGGGCTGTGGTATCCTCGGGGTCCGTCGCGTACGCGCGTGTTCTCCCCGGCCCATTCCCGATGCCCCGTCGCCCTGCTTCCCCCCCTTCCATGCCCGCGCCTTCCGCGCCAGCCAGCATTCGCGCTTCCCGACCGGGTGCGCTGGCGGAACGGGCGACCGAAAGTGCGCGTGGAACGGGCAAGCCTGCGGCACGCGGAACGGGCGCGAATGCGATCGGGCCGGGGGGGACGGCGGCATCCGGGGGGCGGCGATCGGGGGCGGCGATCGGGGGCGGATCCGGGGCGGAGACCGGGGGTCCGGAACGGGCGATCGGGGGCGGATCCGGGGGGGATTCGACGGGGGATTCGCCGCGCGCGCGGAACGGGAATGGGCGAATGCCCGCGCGATTGCAGGGAGGGGGGGAGGAGGGCCCCAAATGCGGGTCCCATAACGGGGGCGTGGGTGCGTCGCAGTCCCGACAGACTATTCAGGATACCATTACCTCCGCTCCGGATACCCTGAACGCCGAACTGGATTCATCTCTGGACACCCTCGCTGCCAAGATTCGCACCCGCAGTTCGAAGCGGAAGGCAGTTGAGATTTTGGCGAAAGCCCACAAGATAGACTTGAAGAACGTGGGCAAGGGCGAAGACGGCAAGGTGATGCCCCACACCCGGACCGAGCAAACGACCGAACAGGTGATGAGGTATGTCGCCTGTGGTGCGTCGAGGGAAGAGATAGCCGTGATGATGAATCTTCGGCCAGGGGTCCTGCAGAAACACTATGCGCGCGAGCTAGAGATAGGGTTGACGCAGAACAACATGAAGGTGGCTGGTACATTACTGGACATGGCGACGTCCGGCGAATTCGAGACCAGCACCATCTATTGGACGAAAGCGCGCATGGGCTGGCGCGACAAGGACACACCGGGCACACAGATGGTTAACCCGCTGCAGATCAACATCCACATCTGAGAGAAGAAATATGGACGTCACGCCCCCTCCGAAAATGTTCAAGGCCATGGAGCACTTGGTGAACAAGTGCGTCGGCGAAGCCCCCACGGTATTCGAACGGTCTCCGGCAGCGAATAAGTGCCGCGAAGAGCGTGCGGCGATGTTCGATGTGCTTCACCGGTTGGTCGGCCTGTCGATGCGGGAAGGTGCTGCGCGCAGGGACAAAGAGGTGCGGGAGGCGATCGCGAATGGCCAGCCGATCCCGTCCTGAAGTCAGTATCCCCCAGACAGGAAAGCAGCCCGGAACACCGGAGCCTGCTAAGCCGATCGATTATTATCCGCCGGGACCGGTAGCCCGTAACTATCTACGCGACGACTCATTCATCGTCGGCATCCGGGGGCCGTTCGGGTCGGGGAAATCTGCGGCCTCGGTCATGAAGATCATCAAGAATGCGCAGACTCAACGCGTCGGGAACGACGGTTGGAAACGCCGCAGGACGGCGATCATTCGTAACACGTACCCCGAACTGCGCACGACGACCATGAACACTTGGCACCAATGGGTGCCGCAGCACATCGGGAAGTGGCGGGAATCCGGCCCGCCGATGCAGCACATCAAGCTGGAGCAGGAGAAAATCGACTGGGAGATCGTGTTCGTAGCACTGGACCGGCCAGATGATTTGAACAAGCTGCTGGGGATGGAGCTTTCGGATGCGTGGATCAACGAAGCCCGCGAGATACCGAAAGCCGTTCTAGACGGTCTGGCGGGTCGGGTCGGACGTTACCCCCCCGTCTGGCAGGGCGGGTGCGATAACGTCCAGATCATCATGGATACGAACTCTCCGGACACCGACCATTGGTGGTATACGCTCGCGGAAGAAGATACGAGCGATGAAGACAAGCGGCAGATGATCGAATCGACCAGGGAAGCCGAGGAGATTCTCCGCACCGGCGGCATACTGCGCCCCACCCAGAAACTGATGAGCTTCCACACCCAGCCATCTGGCCGGTCGCCGGAAGCGGAAAACGTAAAGAATCTTCGGCCCGGGTACTATACGTTCCTGCAGGCCGGAAAAGACCAAGATTGGATCAAGGTATACATCGATAACGAGTACGGTTTCGTGATGGAAGGCCGACCCGTGTACCCCGAGTACCGAGAGTCGATTCACAAGCGGGACCACAACGTTATTCCGGCCCTTGGCATCAGCATCGGAATGGATTTCGGCCTGACCCCGGCAGCCACGATCGAGCAGCGGTTGGCCAACGGTCGGTGGCTGGTTCACGATGAGTTGGTATCCAAACGCCTCGGTATAACGACGTTCGCGCAAGAACTCGCGCGTATGCTTACGGCCAAGTACCCGGGCATCCCGGTGGTATCGGCACGCGGCGACCCAGCCGGTGATGCCATGACCCCGGAAGAGTCCACCTGCTTCAAGATTTTGCAAGCTGCGGGCATTGACGCCAAACCGGCACCAACCAATGACCCGACGCGCCGCAGGGAAGCGATGCGGTATCTGCTGCGCACCCACATCGACGGCGAACCGGGCATCGTGATCAATGGCCGGTGCTTGACGTTGCGCAAAGGCTTGGCCGGCGGCTTTCATTACAAAAGAGTGCAGGTGTCCGGGGATGCCCGTTACAAAGATCAGCCAGACAAGAATCAGTTCAGCCATGTGTGCGAAGCTTTGGAATACGATCTCGTGTCGGCGGGCGAAGATCGGAACGTAACGACATCCGCCCAGCAGCGCACTCTGATGAATTCAGGCAAGTTGCAGCGATACGCTGAATCAGAATACGACATCTTTTCAAGTTAGGAGAGCACAGCATGGGTGGATTTGTGGATAAACTTACCGGGGGTTCGCAACCGGCCCCTCCGCCGAGGCCCATCGAGCCGCCCGCGCCTCCCAACATCGAGAAGGTCGATGAAGAAGCGCGGTCGCGGGCGATGGCAGACGAACGCAATAAGCGCAGGGGTCGGGCGGCGGCCATCATCGCCGGTTCGGCTGGCGGCGCTCCTGTAACGGCTACCAAAGCCCTGACCGGGGAATAACGTGGAAGAAACCGCTGAGCGGATTTTACGCGACCAGAGCATGCTCGAGAATAACCGCTCGACATGGGATTCGCACTGGACCGAAATCGCTGAACGTGCGCTGCCCCGGTACGATGACTTCAACAAGAAGGAACGGACCGAAGGGCAGAAGCGCACGGAAAAGATTTTCGACAGCACGGCCGTGCTGGCTCTGGACCGTGCCGCCAGCGCGATCGATTCCCTATTGACCCCCAGCACCGGCCAATGGCATGGCCTCGTGCCGGAGGATGACGACCTTCTCGAAGATCAAGAGGTGATGTTGTTCCTTCACCAATTGACTCGTCGCCTGTTCAGGATGCGCTATCGGCCGAAGGCGAATTTCGCTTCCCAAGCCCACGAATGCTATGTGACACTGATGGCGTTCGGCACGCTGGGTATGTTCGTCGACGATGAACTCGGCATCGGTACGCGGTACAAGTCGTGCCCGACTTCGGAGCTGTATATCGCCGAGAATGCTTCCGGCATGATCGATCTCGTGCACCGGAAGTTCCCGTTCTCGGCGCGAGCCGCGATGCAGAAGTGGGGCAACAAATGTCCCGAGTTCATCAAAGTGGCTTCGGAAAAAGAGCCATTCAAAAAGTTCGATTTTATTCACTGCGTGAAACCGAACATGGAAATGGTGGCGTCGGCCAAAGACTACCGAGGCATGCAGTTCTCTTCGTATTACATGCCGGTTGAAGGGAAGGAGGTGATCAATCGTTCCGGGTACCGCACCATGCCGTACTCGATTTCGCGCCACGTAACTGCGCCACGGGAAACATACGGCCGCAGTCCGGCCATGATGGTCCTTGCCGACATCAAGATGCTCAACGAGATGGAAAAGACCACCATCAGGGCGGCGCACAAGATCGTGGATCCGCCTTTGCTGGTCCACGGCGATGGTTCCTTGGGCGCGTACAACATGCGCCCGGGGGCCATCAACTACGGCGGCGTCGATGACAAAGGTAATCAGATGGTCGTTGCCATGAAGATGGGCAGCAATCTTCCGATCGCCTTGGAGCTGTCCGAGCAAAAGCGGAAAGCTATCAACGACGCGTTCTATGTGACTTTGTTCCAGGTGTTGGTGCAAAATCCCCGTATGTCGGCTACCGAAGCCATGCTGCGCGCTCAAGAAAAAGGACAATTGCTGGCCCCCACGGTGGGCAGGCAAGAATCCGAATTCATCGGGACGCTGGTAGAACGGGAACTGTCCATCGCTGCGGCAGCCGGGATGTTGGAAGACATGCCAGCCCAACTCATGGACGCGGGCGGGGGCATCAAAATCAGCCACACCTCTCCGCTGTCCCGTTTGCGTCGGGCCGAAGACGGCGTAGCTATTTTGCGCACCCTGGAATCCGTGGCCCCTATCGCTCAATACCGGCCAGAAGTAATGGACGTGTTCGACGACGAGGCCATTGTCCGCGAACTGGCTGAAATCAATAACGTTCCGCCGAAGATCATGCGTTCCGCCGATGCATTGTCGGCCATGCGTGAGCAGAAGGCGCAGCGCCAGGAGCAAGTCGACGCACTGGAAGGTGCGCAGACGGCATCAGTCGCAGCCAAAAACCTTGGGCAGGCAGCGCAGGCTGCGGGCTTCACACAACCTGCCCTTATCCCTGAATAGGAGCGCATCATGATCGAAGTACGATACGTAGACGGGCAGCGGCACGAAATCATGGCCGAAACTCCGGTCGAAGAGTCCGGCGTCGAGCCGAGCAGCAACGCGTCCGAGTCGGATTCGGGCACCACCCAATCAGGCGCTGAAGAGGAATAGCGTGAACTTCCTCACCAAGATCATCTTCCGTCGCAGGCAAGCATATAGGCATGTCTTCGGCCAAGAGGGTGATCTTGGCAAGTCTGCACAAATCGTACTGGCCGATCTACACGCGTTTTGCCGGGCGGGGCAGTCAACTGCTGTGCATTCTCACATTGCCGGGAAGATCGACCCTCTGGCCACCATGATCGCCGAAGGAAGGCGAGAAGTGTGGCTCAGGGTCATCCAGCACTTGAATGTATCTGATGCTGATTTGCACCGAATCGTTCATCAAGAGGACGATTATATACGCGCTGAATCTGGGACCGACTAAAAGGGACTCCCGAAATGTTCAAGAAAATTCATCATGTTTATATGGCGGAAGACTCTGGTGCAGGCAACGGTGGGGCTCCTGCTGCGGGAGCGGAATCCGGAACCCCTGCTGCCGGTTCTCCACCCGCCAGCGGTTCTCCACCCGCCAGCGGCGGATCATGGTACGAAGGTTTCCAAAATCCGGAAGTCAAAGACTGGCTCAAAGCTTACGGCGACGCGTACCCGAACCCGGAAGCCGTGGCCACCAAGGCGCTGAACCTCGAGAAATTTATCGGGGTCGAAAAAGCCGGTCGTGGCATCGTCGTCCCGAAATCCGACGCCAAACCGGAAGAATGGCGGGCGTTCTACAGCAAGGTCGGCGGCGTTCCGGAAAAAGCCGATGGCTACAAGATCCCGGACAGCTTCGCTTCCGATCCTGTCGCGGCGAAGTTCCGCGAACACGCCCATTCGGTGGGCATGCCGCCCGCGTTTTTCGATCAATCGCTTTCTTTCATGGAAAAGATGGTCGCTGAAACGCAGGAAGCGCGCCTGAAAGAATACGCGGCAAGGTCCGAACGGGAGATGTCGGAATTGCGTTCCGAGTGGGGAACCGACTACGACAAGAACACGGAACTGGCTCGCCGTGCCGCGAAGTCTTTCATCCCCCACTCCAGCCCGGAAGAACTGACTGCGTTTCTCGACAAGATGGAAGGCGCTATCGGATCCAAAGCAGCGATGAATCTTTGGTCCAAGATCGGCCAGGGTTTCGCTGAAGGCGAGTTCATCGGCGGCGACGGAACGGGCGGGGCTGGCGGCATGTCGCCGGAGGGCGCGCGGGTCCGGATCGCTGAACTCAAACGGGATACGGAGTTCGGCAAGAAGCTCATGAACAACGATTCCGCGTCCAAAGCCGAGTGGGACAGGCTGCACAAGATCGGATACCCCACCCCGCAATAGGGGTTGCGCGGAGTCTGGCGGTGTGTTAGACTCCGCGTACGTGATCTGAACACCCCGGGACCCCGTTAGCGCGGGCCGGTGCACTCCTCGGAAAGACGAGGCGTCTGGCGGGCGACAACCGCAAGTGTGGGTCCAGCATTGGGACACCCTCGCGAAAGGCCAAATCCCAACTTTCCCGAAGGAATACGTCATGTCCCAGGCAATCCCAACGCATTACGCCGTGCAGTACGCTTCGAACATCGAAATGCTCTTGCAGCAGAGGGGTTCGAAGCTGAGCGGCACCGTCCGCCCGCAGAGCATCACGGGCGCGAAAGCAGCCACCCCGGTCGAGCAGATCGGTGCCACCAACGCCCGCAAGCGCACCACGCGGTACCCGACCCTTACGCCGGTCGAAACCCCGCACGAGCGTCCGTGGGTCTACCCGTCCGATTACGATTGGATGGATCTCGTCGATTCGATCGACAAGCTCCGCATGGTCGTCGACCCGCAGTCGGCCTACGTTCAGTCCGGCCAGATGGCGATGGGCCGCGCGATGGACGACGAAATCATCGCGGCGTATTTCGGTGATCGGAAGACCGGCGAAGACGGAGCGACCACCACCGCCTTCCCGGCGGGCCAGCAAGTGGCTGTCAACTTCGGCGCATCCGGCAACGTCGGCCTGACCGTCACCAAGATCCGCGAAGCGCGTCGTCTGCTGATGGCGGCGGAAGTCGACCTCGACAGCGACCCGCTGATCATGCCCATGACGGCGAAACAGCACGACAACCTGCTCGCGGAAATTCAGGTCATCTCGATGGACTATAACGACCGGCCGGTGATGCAGGAAGGCAAGGTCGCTCGTTTCCTCGGCTTCGAGATGAAGCATGTCGAGCGTCTGCTCACGGACGGTTCTTCGTTCCGCCGCGTTCCGGCGTACGCGAAATCCGGCATGGTGCTGGCAACGTGGAATACCATCACGACCGACATCAGCATCCGTCGCGATCTCGCTGGCATGCCGTATCAGGTTTACGTGTACGGCACCTTCGGCGCCACTCGGCTGGAAGAGCGGAAGATGATCGAAATCAAGTGCTCGGAAGCCTGATCCCCGACTGACCGACTTCACACCCATTCAGGAGAAAAGCATGAAAAAGTTCTTTGCCCAATTGGCCAGCACGATCACGCTGGCTGTTCTCGCGCCGATCGCGGCGTACGCCGAGCGCATGTTCTGCATGTTCGTCGTCGTGGCGGCGCGGTCCGTTCCTCTGACCAACGCCGATGCGACCCCCGTTCGCCTGAATTCGGCGAGCGTGGATCGAGCGCGCACCCTCAGTGCGCGCGGCGTCGTTTCTGTGGCCAACCCTCAATCCATCGGGTCCACGTTTCGCATGTTTCGGGTGCGCAGCGGTGATATGATCCATTCGATTCTGCTGGATTGCACCGCCATCACGGGCGCGGCCGCAGACATCGGCTTGTATCGGACCGCTCGTGATGGCGGCGCGGTGGTCGATGCCGACTTTTTCGGCTCGGCCGTTTCGTTGGCCACGGCTTTGGCCGCGTCCGACGTTACCCGCGAATCCGGCGTCGTGACCGTCGCGAACATGGAAAAGCCGCTGTGGTCTGCGCTCGGTCTGGCCGCAGACCCGAACGTCGAATACGACGTTACGCTGACGCTCACGGCCGGTGCCACCGCAACCGGAAACATCTGCCTGCGCGGCGAGTTCAACGGGTCATTCTGATCCCCTGGCCGTAAAACCGAAGCCCCGGGCCGACAGGTTCCGGGGCTTCATCATTTCGGAGACATGAAATGGCAACTCGTCGTTACGGCCTTTCCAAAGGCGAAAACATCGACCAGATCACGGAAGCGGTCGGAGCAGCCATCGTGACGGACTCGATGGAATTCACCGTCGATTTCGATGCTGCGGCAAAGCCTTCCCGCGAAGATGTGATCCTCGGGCTGGAAAAGATCAAGATGCACATCATGGACGGTCCGTGGCCCCCGGCCTGAGGTAGACAGCCATGGCCAGCCAAGCAGAAATCATCAATCGAGCACTTACGATTCTCGGAGAAACGGCACGGGTCGTGTCGATCGACGACAATTCGAAGATCGCCCGAGAGGCGAAAGCTGTCTACAGCACATCGCTTCGCTCTTTGCTGGCCAAGCACAACTGGACATTCGCCAAAGACAGGGCACTGATCCCCGCTTTGTCTGCGGCACCGCTGTTCGAATACGCTTACCAGTACCCGATTCCCACGGGCGCGCTCAGAATATTGATGGTCGGCGAACACTATGTCGGCATCGACATGACCGATTATCGCGGGTCCCCGGTCGAAGAATATGCGATAGAGAACGGCAACATCCTCACCAACATGGGGTCGCCGCTGCGAATCAAATATATAAAAGAGATAGCCGACCCCGGGCTGTTTTCTGCCGCCTTCACTTCGTGTTTTGCAGCCATGTTGGCAGTCGATTTGGCCGAAGCCTTGACCCAATCGACCGGCAAACAAGAAATAGCTATGACCAAATTCCGCGATGAGTTGAGGGATGCGGTCCGTTGCAATGCCATCGAACAGCCGCCGGTAAAGGTGGCTGACGATGAATGGCTGATATCGAGACTCTGATGGCCAAGGCATCGCCCATAATCACCAGTTTCAACGCTGGAGAATTCTCGCCGCTGATGGCTGGTAGACCGGATATCAAGTTTTGGGGCAGCGCTTGCCGCAAGATGCGCAATTTCATGCCCACCATTCAGGGTCCGGCAAGGAAGCGTCCGGGCACCTATCTGGTGGCGCAGACGAAAAATAGCTCGCAGCGTTCATGGTTGTGGGAATTCGAGTACAACACCACTCTTTCCTATATCATGGAAATTGGCAACCAGTACATTCGATTCTTCGCTGGGCACGGGCCAGTAGGTGCGCCATTCGAAGTCGCCACCCCGTACACCACTGCTGACCTTACAAGGTCAGACGGCATGTTCTCCATGCGCTTTGTCCAGACCGGCGACACGATGTATATCGTGCACCGAGGTTATAAACAGCGGAAGTTGACCCGCACCGGTCCCGCTACTTTCGCTATCGCCGAATTGACTGCTCGCGGCGGGCCATTCAAAACGGTGGATCCGGACCAGACCACTACGGTGGTGGCTAGCGCGAATACCGGTTCCGTTACCCTCACTGCTTCCGCATCGATATTTTTGGCGGGCCACGTTGGTGCGATATTCAAGCTAGAACAAAGGTACCTGGACACGATAGCGCAATGGGAACCCGGCAAAGCTGTTTCTATTGGCGAAGTTCGTCGGTCAGATGGCAAGAATTACAAAGCCGTCACAACAGCACACACCGGTACCGTGCGCCCGATTCATTCGCGCGGCACCGTGACGGACGGGGACTCCGGTGTTCAGTGGGAATTCTTGGACAAAGGCGAGGGCTACGGCATCATCACTGCCGTGGCATCCGGGACGTCCGCCACCATGACTGTCGTGGACCGCATCCCGGACGGCGCAACGGGTGCCAACACTACCACACGTTGGGCTTTTGGAGCGTGGTCCGACGTGGACGGGTGGCCCGACGCTGTCACCATATACGCCGAGCGTCTGGCTATGGCCAGAGGCACGAAGGTGTGGCTGTCTGTTGCCGGGGACTACGAGAATTTTGCGGCCAAAGACAGTGGCGGATTGGTTACTGCTGACATGGCCATGTCCATCGACATCACATCCGATAAGGCGAATGACATCGAATGGATAGCGCCCACCGATAGCGCGTTGTTGGTCGGCACTTCTGGTGACGAACACGCCATCACGACAGTTACTGATTCAGAGCCGTTCGGCCCCGATAACGTGCGGTCCAGGAAGCAGAGCGAGTTCGGGTCTCGTCATGCGCCGATCACCCGCATAGGCAATGGCATATTGTATGTTCAGCAATCGGGCCGTAAAGTGCGGGACATGCAATACGCCGCCGACCGAGACAGCTGGAAATCGCCGGACACCACGGTTTTGTCGGAACACATCACCCGGTCCGGCATCGTAGACACGGCTTTCGTCCAAGAACCGGATTCAGTGTTGTGGTGCGTGCTGGGCGACGGTTCTTTGGTGGCGTATTCTTTGGACCGCGACCAAGAAGTAAGGGGGTGGCACCCGCACCGGATCGGCGGCTACTCTGATTCTGGTAAAACACAATTCGCTGTCGTTGAATCAGTGGCCTCTAAGCCTACCCCAGATGGCAGTCAAAATGAATTGTGGCTGATCGTTCGGCGGCATATTAATGGGGCAACGGTCCGCCACGTAGAGTACATGACAACGCATCACCTAAAGGGCGACGATCAAGACATAGCCCACTATGTGGATTGCGGTCTGACGTTGAATGCCACCCGTTCCGCCAATCTGACTGTGAACAGCGCCGCGCAAGTAGAAGGCAGCGCGAATGTCCCGTTTATCGCCAGTGCCGGTGTTTTTGCGGCCGGTGACGTCGGCGATTGCATCCACTACAACTACTCGGTCACGAGCATAACCGGCGATGTCATTTGGTCGCGCGCTGTTGCGGAAATAACTGCTTATGACAGCGCCGTTCAAGTCCGCGCTTTGATTCGGGCCCCGTTTCCACCGGTCACGACCGTCGCTCAAGGCGATTGGAGGGTGACCGTGGACACGATTAGTGGTCTGTCGCACCTTGAAGGACAAATCGTCGATGTGTGGGCGGACGGATCTCCCCATCCGCAAAGAACGGTGGTGTCTGGCGGGTTTACTTTGGAGAACAAAGCCAGTTATGTGACTGCTGGCCTGCCGTGCCCGTCAGTGCTTCAACCCAACCCCATCGAAGCCGGGGCAACCGATGGCACTGCTCAAGGCAAGACCCAACGTCATTCGAGGGTCACCATTCGCTTCGATGAGACGATCGGAGTCAAATACGGAGCCAGCGAAATCGGGCTACTGGATGAAATAACCGACAGGGTCCCGGATGACAGGATGGACCAAGCGCTGCCGCTGTTCACCGGGGATCGCGTTGTCGCGTGGCCCGGTGGTTATGATTCCCCAGCTTTGATAACCATCATTCAGGACAAGCCCGCCCCGTGCACGGTGGTGGCCATCATGCCGCAAGTCACGACGCAAGATTCGCGATGATAGAAATCGTGGAGTTCAAGCCCGTTCACCTCGGCATGATGAATATCCAAGCCGAGCAGATGGACGACGCAGTAAATTACACGGACCTGGAGTACGGGGAAGCTCTTCGCGCCGCAGGTCCGGGGTACACCTGCCTTAAAGGCGACCAAGTCATAGCGTGCGGCGGCAAGGCCGAGCAATGGGCTGGCAGGGCTGTTATTTGGACTGTCTTGTCGGACATAGCTTGCTTGCACATGACCAGAGTCACCAGATGCGCGCGCCGCGCTTTGGATTTGTGGACATCCGGCAAGGACGAAAGGCTAGAAGCTATTGTGCGATCAGGGTTTTTGCCGGGGTCGCGCTGGGCCATGCTTTGCGGCTTCCAGTACGAACACACTGCGAAAAGATTTCTTCCTAATGGCAGCGATGCCGACATATACGTGAGGCTATCGTGCAAGCAGTGATGGCGGGCGCTACCGCAGTGAAAGCGATCGGGAGCATAGCCCAAGGTCGCCAGCAAGCCAGACAATTGGAGTCGGCCGCGCAAGCGGAAGATTACAACGCCGCCGTTAGCAGGCAACGAGCCGAACAGATAACGGCCTCGTACGGGCAACGTGAAATGGCGCAGCGTCGTCAAGCTCGCATTGCTCTTGGTCGGCAAGCAGCGGCTGGGGCGCAGTCCGGTGTTGGTCTTGACGGCAGCACAGGCGACCTTCTCAGGCAATCGATTGTGTTCTCAGAAGTCGATGCCGCCAACATCGTGTACGAGGGTCAACTGGTTTCCACGAATGAATTGAATGAAGCGCAACTGTCGCAATACAGGGCTTCTGTCAACCGTTCGAACGCCAAATTCGCCAAGAAATCCGGCTACATAAGCGCTGTCGGCGATGTGCTTGGAGGCACCGGCAATTACATGGCTGCAACCGCGAAGATCGAAGCCGCCAAATCCGGGGGGTCCAGGTAAAATGGCTCAAGGCATCCGACTTCAGCCGTACACGCAGCGCACTGCCCCGGGCGCGGCCCCTGATTCGCGTCAATTTCAGTCCCCCACCGAATTTTCTTCGATCGCTGCCTCCCCCGGGTGGACTAACCTCGGCAGGGGGCTGGATACGTTAGCCGCCGGATTCGCGGAACGCGACAAAGCTTTAGCTGACTTCCGCTTCAAACAGGAAGAAGAAAACGGACGGGCTTACGCGGCTGCGGAGATCGCGAATGCTCGGGTACAGTGGCATGGCGAGCTGTCCACAAGGCACACGAACATGGTGCCGGGGTCCTCCGATCTGGCCGAGACTTTTATCAGGGATTTCGACGCATATAGTCAAGAAGCGATTAACCGCGCTCCTACTCGGTCTGCTCGCAGGTTCCTGGAATCGCGGATCTTGGATCTTGGCGCAGACTTGGGGGTGCGCGCATTCGACCTTCAAAACGCGGCCACTGTCGATTACCAAGAAGACCTGTACAGAAGAGGCATCGACTCGACCAAAAAGCTGATGAACACTGACCCGGCTCAATTCGAAGTCGCATTGGCTGAGCAACTGGCCGTTATCGATGCATCGGCACTTCCGCCTATTCGGCGTTCTGCCTTGCGGGAGCGTTTGACGAACGAAGTGTCGTCCGCTGCGGTGTGGTCACAGATTCAAAGGTCGCCCACTCAGTTCCTCGAAAGTATCGGGTTTGGTGCGCCGGGTCGGACGCGTGCGGGCGGCAACTTGCAAGGCCAGACCGGAAACGCAGCGTTCGATACAATGCCATTTGAACGCCGAACGCAGATGCTGGATTCTGCCCTGAAACTGAAGGCGCAGATCGAAGTCGACGCAAGCAAGGCCATATCCGACGAAAGAAAACGTTTGGCCGACGACGCCATGAAAGAGGCGTGGTCCCGGGTGTACAGTGCGAAAGGCAACGTCTTGCGCCGCGATTTCATCGAGGCTATCCGACCGCTGATCAGTGACAACGAGTATAGGTCGCTGTTCGAAGCCATCAAGCCCGAAAAAGGTCCGGCCGGGGGCAATACAGATCCATCCGCGTTCCGTGATTTGCAGAAGATGATCGAAGATGATCCGAGAGGTGCGGCTAGATTCGCATTCACGCTGCACCAAAATGGCAGGTTGTCGAATAGCGATCTATCGGCTGCCCTTGGCCGATCTAACGAAAGGTCTCGCCAATCCGGCCCGCGCACTGAATACGAGCGCACCCGCAATTTCGTCATACAGTCAATGGACCCGGGGCCTATGGTCCAAGATCCGGCTGGCCGGGGACGCATGGCCGAAGCTCTTGATACCTACGACCGCTGGGTGGCTTCCGGCCCGGGGGGCAAACGCACAGACGACGAAATCGCCAAATACGGTAGAGAGTTGGTGAATCGGTTCAAGCTGGTCAATTTTTCCGATACCGTGCTTGGTTTGCCTATGCCTCGATCCGGAAATATTCCGCGCGGCGGAGATCCGGCGTCGATAGAGCAGGGGATCCTTAACGCCGCGCGTGAAGCTCAACGCAGACTTGGTTCGAAACAGATGACCCAACAGGAATATGATACCGAGATGGCGATATTGAACCGGTGGCGGCGAGCCACGGAAGGTACGAGGGCCGCGCCGTGAACGACCAGACCCAAGATCTTTCGTCGACATTCCTGCAACGCGCGGAAAGCGTTACGCGCCGCAATGACACGGCTGAGATGGAGGCATGGACGCGATCGTTTACGGACCAAGAGCCGACGGCAGGCAGCACCCGAGTCGAAACTTACAGCCCGCCGACACCGGTCCAAGGAACTCCGCTAGCGGTCCCACCGTCTACCTTACCGAAGCCGGTGGATACGTACAAGCCCGCGCCGACTCAGCCGGATGCGATCGGTCGCCCCACCAACACGGGGGCAGGCGGATTTTTCCGCAACATCGCCGAAATCCCTGGCGCGATCGTTCAAGGCATCGATTCCGCTGTTCACAACGCTCTGGCGTTCGCCAACCCACTGACTGATTGGTTGAATCAAAACGTCGCGGACCTGAGCTACACCAGACAAGCTCCGCAGACCCCGACCGGCCAGATAACCAAGTCGATATCTGAATTTCTGACCGGGTTCATCCCTGCGATGAAAGGATTGAAAGCGCTCGGCATGACCGGGACGCTAACGACTCCGGCGGCTGCTGGGGCCATCGCTGATTTCGCTACGCGGGATGGGCATGAAGCGCGGTTGTCCAATCTGTGGCAGGAAGCCGGTCTGCCGAGAAATGTACTGACGGACGCGCTGGCTGCAAATCCGAACGACCATGAATTGGTTGGGCGCGCTAAAGCTGCGGTTGAAGGTCTCGGCGTGGGAGTCGCTGCAGACGGCATCATTCATGCCATCAAATTTCTCCGGTCAGCGCGCGGTGTTACAGGCGCGCGGCAGGATGAGTCCGAGTACCTTGTTCAGAAATACGGCGAGCTGACCGAAGCCGACATGGCGAAAGTGCTCGGAGATCCGTCAAAGCCGGTGGTGATTTCTACCGCAGCCCG